AGCTGCGAGGCTTCCGCGTTCGCGTAGGGCGGCTGCTTGCTGCTGTTGAGGATGCTGATCGGCATCCCCAGGACTTCGCAGATCTTCTCTTCCGTCCAGCCGAGCTGTTCGATCACCTGGGCGTCGACGGCCGAGGTCGACACGGATTCGTATTTCATCCCCAGCTCGGCGATCAGAATCTCGCCGCTCTTGAAGTTCGCCGCGTCGGCTTTCAGACGCGAGGCCGAGAGTGGATCCAGTTTCGTCGGCGCAATAAGGACGCCCGAGGGTCGCGCGCCCTTCGCGAAGAACGTCGTGCTGTTATCCGAAATCGCTTTCGCCTGGGCAATCGCGCCGGTGATCGCCGTCAGCGGCGAGATCCCGCACAGCGGGTGATACAGGCAGTTCCACCGATCGTGAATGAGTTCGCGCGCGGGAATGACGATCGGCTGCGACGCCTCCGGCATGCCCGCGAGCTCGTTACTCTGCAGCTCGTAGTAGACGCTGCCATCGGGCGCCGTTAGCACCTTCACGCGCGCGGGGTCGAGCAGGTGCAGCTGATTCACCACGCCGCGATCGTCGCGATGTTTCAGGATGTAGGTGTTGCCCCAGAGGAGCTTACTGATCACCCACTGCTCGATAAATTGCTGCGCCGTCTGGTAATGGTTCGGACGGCGCAGCACGGGGGAATACGCGGGATTGCTCGTCTCGGTCCAGAAGCCCAGGCGATCGCGCTCGAGCAGGAGGGGCGGCGCGATCTTGCTGATGTCCTGGCTGATGCGCGAGACCGCGCCAAACACGCTCGGATTCCCGAGCGCGCTCTCGGTCGTGAGCGGATCGTTGTTCTGCCAGGCGCCCGTGTAGGGCTCGCGCACGATCGGCCACCACGATCCCGTCCCGCCCCCCGCAGGTTGGAGCAGTTGCGCGAGGCGGCCCCGCACCGTCGTCAGGACGCTCATCGGCTCAGGCCGTCTCGTCTTCGCCGAATGTCGTGCCCGTCGGCGCCGGCCAGGCGGCGGCCGTCAGATACTTCACGGCGTTCGCGTTCGCCTTTTTCCAGTTGATGAACCGCTCGGCCCGGAGCGCCACGCAGTTCGCCTGGAACATCGAGACATACACCGTGGTTGCATCGACCGGCGACATCGGCGCCGAATCCATCTGCAGCGAGGCTTCGCTCGAGGCGTCGATCGTCACGCCCCCATCGTCGGCGTAGAAGACCAGCGAGGGCTGGAGCGCGATCACTTTCGTCGTCACGGTGTTGCTGACGATGAACGTCAGGCCCTTCCACGTGCCCCCGGCGACGCCGATGCCCGGGAACTGCGGCGACCCATCGCTGTAGGTTTTGAACGACAGCGCCATCGCGTTCGCGGGCGACATGATGAACGTGAGGCCGTCGACCGGAATATTGTTGGTCGTGAAGTGCGAGATCAGCCCGAGGATGTCGGCTAGCGGGTTCGCCGTCGCCGCCGCCGTCGGCGCGCCGTTCGTAATCGACGCGGGGTTGACGCCGGCCACCGCCGCGACCGCCGGGTCGGTGAACTGCGCGTCAATGAAGCGCGCAATGCCGGCGACCATATCGCGCCGCACCACGTCCTCCGCTTTCGGGCTGCTCAGTTTGATCAGTTCCTGCGTCAGCACGATGATCCCGGCGATCTTCGACCAGTCGAGCGTCAGGGACGCGAACGCGAGCGCGCTCACCGGCTTCGGTTTCGTCTCTCCGACCCAGTTGTAGGTCCCGCCGCCCGTCTGTTGCGGGATCTTCGTATTGAAGGGCACGGAGTAGAGGCCCGGGATCTTGTCGACGATGGTGGCCGCGCGAAGCAGTTCGACAAAATCCTTCGAGATGTTCGGTTGCACCAGCGGACTCGCCCAGGTCGCATCGGTCGCAGTGCCCGCGGCCACGGCGGCCTTGAGCGCGAGCGCGACTTCGGGCGTGCTGTCGTTCCAGCGTTGCGCGTATTCGTAGGCACTCGTGCTGAACTGTTTGCACGCGAGCTGCGCGCACACGTAGCGCACGAACGCCGTGCCCGGCGGCAGGTTCGATTTCACCGAGACGTGCGAATACGGCGACGTGATGGCGGTCGCTTTCGTCATCTGCACGGCTTCCATGTCGCGCCAGCGGGTCTCGTCGGCTTCGCAGTTTTTGATTTGCAGCTTGAGGGCGTCCACGGTCGCGGCCGTCGTCTCATCGAGCAGCTCGCCCGCCTGCGCGGTTTCCATCAGATTGCGCATTTGCAGCCCGAGGTCCGCCCGTGTCTGTGTGAGGCCCTGAATCCGGTCAGCAATCGTCATGACGCGCTCCCTTGCTAAAGATTTGACAGTGAGAATGGACGCCGACGCATTGGCCGGAATAGTGACAAGACTCAGTTCGCAAATTTCGCTTTTGGTGATGCGCTTGGTGCCGTCGCGGAGCCGCTCGATGCCGCCGGCGAGCGCCCGGTGCCCAATCGACACGCCCGTGATGACGCCAGCCTTGATGCTCTGCCAGGCCTCATCGACGCGGGTCTTCAGCGGCCCGGGCTCGTCGACTTCGGGGATCGTGGCTTCGAAGAGGATCCCCTCCTTCGTCGCGACGAGCGTGACGGTCCCGATCGGTTGCCGCGGGTCGTGATGCCAGAGGAGCGGAAGGGGGTTGCGAAAAATGGCGCCGCTGGGGTCGTAGCTGTCGCCCTGGCGATCGAGTTCGGGTGTGGAGGCGATGCCGCTGAACGTGCGCCGCGCGACAGACTTGATGTTGAGTAGGGCGTAGGCGCGATCCATGAGTCGCGCGAGTCTACGGCCGCGCGGATGTCTATTCAGGTTTCTGTATTTTTATGCGGGCGAGTTCGCGGCGAATCACTTCCGCCACGCTGATCTCGAGGCGGAAGGCCTTCCGCCAGAGGCGATCGTATTCTTTCTCGGACAGCGTCAGGCCGACCTGCACCGAGCGGTCATCCGGGGAGACCGTCGGGCGCCCGGGCCGCCGCTTCATCCCACCACCGACAGCGTGTAGACGGGATCGCGCGTGGACGCATTGCGGTCCATGAGGTCGACGGCCATCACGAGGGCGACGACGCCGTCGATCCGTTCGGTTGAGGCGACTTTCGAGGGCTTGAGGTTGCCGGCGGCGTCCGCCTCGACCGCCACGTTGCTCATATTCCAGCGGAGCACGGGATCGCCATCGTGCCGGAGCTGCTTCGCGAGAATCGCCTTTTCGAGCGACTTGGTCGGCGCCGACAGCGAGCCGAACCCTTGGCGCATCGGCACACACACAAGCCCGTCCTGCTGCTCGAGGCGGGAGACCAGGTCCGTGGAGTTCCACGGGTCATAGGCGATCATCTGCACGTCAAACTCCGCGGCCCAGGCGATCAGGGTCGCGCGCACGACTTCGTAATCCACGGTCGGCCCCGGCATCGTCGTAATGTGGCCGTCCCGCTGCCAGTCGTCATACGGGACATGATCGCGCCGACTCCGCGCGGCGATCTGCTCGTGCGGGATGAAGCACTGCGCGAGCACATCAAAGCCCTCGTCCCGCGGGAACACGGCCACGAGCGCGGTTAAGTCTTTCGTCGAGCTGAGATCCATCCCGACGTAACAGCGGCGCTTCGCGAGCGCGGCGCGCTCGATCGGCGCCTGGCAGGCGTCCCAGGCGTGCATGGAAATCCAGCGCGATTGTTGCTCCGTCCATTGGTTGAGATAGAGCCGGCGGAAGTTATTCTCTTGCGCGGGGATCTCTTTCGCGCGCGCGGCGAGAATCTGCATTTCTTCAAGGCTGCGAAAATCCCCGAGCGCGGGATTCGCTTTCTTCCAGACGCGCTGACTCGTCCAGTCCGCCTCGACGGGCGCCTCATAGAGAATCGGGAGGAACGTCGGATCGAGCTTCGGATTCTCCTGCACCTTCTTCGCGTGCGCGTAGAGCTCCCAGAGAATCGAGTGCCGATCAAAGCCCGCCGTCGAGATCACGAGCAGCAACGGTTGGGCCCGTGCGCCCATCGACGTCGACAGCACATCGTAGAGCCGGCGATCGGGCGCCGCGTGCAGCTCGTCGTAAATCACCATCGACGCATTGAAGCCGTGTTTGCTATACGCCTCCGCGGAGATCGCGCGGTAAAAGCTCGCACTCTGCTCGTGCACGATCCGCTTCTGCGAATCGACGATGTAACACGCTTGCGCGAGCGTCGAATCGTTACGAATCATCTGCGCCGCGACGCCAAACACGAGCCCCGCCTGGTCCCGATCGGCGCCGGCCGAATACACTTCGGCGCCCACTTCCCCATCGGCCAGGAGCCCATACACCGCGATCGCCGCGGCGAGCTCGCTCTTCCCGTTCTTCCGCGGGAGCATCAGCAGACACGTCCGATACTGCCGCAACCCGTCTTTCCGCTTCTTGAAGAGCTTCTTCAGGATCGCGACCTGCCAGGGGCGGAGGTTAAAGGGCTTGCCCCCGAAGACGCCTTTCGTATGCGTCAGGCTGTTGATGAACGCGATCGGATCACGAGGGGGAATCGGTCCCTGCTGTGGCCCCCCGGTGCGCGTGGGCGCGTTCCGGTTCCAGCCGCCCCCGCTCCGCCGTTTCCTCGGCATGACCGGCGGATCGGCCATCAGTGCCATTGGCGTTTGCTGCACGTCAT